GGTCGTTGTTGATGTCGTACTGACGAACAACGCGCATGGAGACACCGTTGTGGACCTGACGCGAAGCCATGTCAACGCCCTGCGGGAGCAGGAGGTCAGCCGTGGCAAACGCAATCGCGTCGCGGTGGTACACGAGGTTCTGCGGGTACTGGCTCGAAGCGCCACCCAAGAACGTCACAGCCGCGCCAGACTGCGGGAACGAGTCCACCGTGGCAAGAGCGTTGCCAGAGGTGTAGATCGCCGGAGCAATCTTCACAGCAGCATACGCACCGCCTGCGGCAGCCACGTCTTCCGTCACCACGAACTGCTGGAGCGAGCCAGTCGATTCGCGGGTCTGCGGGTTGACAGCAAACACGTTCGCAATCGTGAACACGTCGCCCTTCCGCATGGTCTGCGTGCCAGTGCCGGTGATGGCAATGGTCGAAGTTCCCTGAGCCGTAACGGTCGTGGTCACGGTGTGAGCGCCCGTGCGGGTGCCGGTCGTGAACTGCTTGATCGACTGCGACATGGCAAGTTCGTCGTAACCGAGGATGCCCTCGCCCATCAAGCCGCTCTTGAACTGCTTGCTGATCGTGGACACCGGGTTAAACAAGCCCTTCATTCCTTCCACGAGCGCGGCGTTAGCAGCCGGGTTCACGGTGGCGTAGCGGGGCGACATGCCAGCGGCGGCTTCGTTCAACTTCTGCTGCGCCTGCAACAGAACGAGCGAGGTGCCCGGAGTCGTGCCCGGAGTACCAACCGACTGGTAGATGCTGTTGAACGAATTGGCAACGTCAGCGTCGATGCTGGAGGCCAACTGACTGATACGCGGCTTCAGCACGCGCTCGGCAAAGTCGTCCAACTGCATCGTCATTTCGGCGGTCGTAAAGTTGACGCCGATGTGCTTCTGCGAAGCAACCGTCAAGGTCGTGAACTGCTCGTTGTCGTCCTGAACTTGCAGGGCGGCACCGTCCGTCACAAGGGCGCGGTCCGGCAGACGGATACGCAGCGTGGTGCCGATCTTGGCGCCTTCGACAGCGTACGAGTCGTCGTACTGGCGGTTAACGTTACGGGTGATTACAAGGTTGTTCTCAAGAATTTCGAGAGCCTTTCTCGTAATCATGTCAATAGTAAGAAGTGTATTAGCCACGAAAGTGTCTCCAAAAAGATGTTAGCGGTTACGCGCTTCCCACTGCTTAATCTGTCGCTGACGCTCGCGCTCGATCCACTCTGACGCACTCATGGCCGCAATGGACCGTGGGTCTGTCGTGTCGTAGACCGGAGCGCCAGTGCCTTTTGCCGTGACAGGCTTAATAGGCGGGGGCGCACTGGTAGTCTTCTTAACCGGGGCGGGACTGTCGGCCATTTTGGCCTCAATCTTCCCGATTTCCTTAGCCTGAAGGAACTGCGGTAAGCGGGAAATGCGCTCGGCTTCCTTCGGATTAGACCCCAGAAAGTAGGCTATATCTGGCCCCAATTCTGACGCCTGAATCGTCTGTGCCATCACAGTCGTGATCGGCAGCGAGTTGTTGTACGCGACTTGCTCGAAGTCGTCGTACTTGTCACGCGCCGCTTCTTCACGCTCGTGATACGCCTCTAAGAGAGCCATCTGCTCCCGCTCTGCTTCGCGTCGGGCGAGGAGTTCCGTTGCTTTGCGTTCGGCCAGAGCCTCGGCATAAGCCTCGGGGTCTTCGTCTCTGCTAGGCAGTGCGGCTGGCTCAACCGGGGTCGATTGCGCCTTTAGCACCTGCTCTCTTTCCCAACTCTTACGCGCTTTCCTTAGTCTTTTATCAATGACTTTATCCAAATCATCTTGTGTAAAGAGTTTTGGTTCAGTCTTCTCCGGCTCCGCTACCTCGGGGGTAGCATCTACGGTTTCCGGGACTGCCGTAGCCTCGGGTTCCGACACGGCCTCTGCCGCTACAACTTCAGGGACTTGGTTTTCGTCCGACATAAACTTCCTTACGGAAACCTGATGAAACGCATCAGTACGGTAAAACTTTAACTTACTAGTTGCTCAGGCGCAACAGTTATGCCCGCATGTAGGTAATTTGCACGCTCCAAACGTCGTTTGTGGTCAAAGCCACTGGCGAACCGCTGGTAGCAAATGTTCCGTTATCTACTTGCATGGTAATGACGTTGTTGCCGCCATCAATTTCAGACCAGCCGTATCTAAAATTCGGGCCAGCGCTATCGTCAGTAATGCGCCAAGTGCCAAAATACTGGGCTACTCGCGGATCGCTTAACGCAACCGATGGCAAATCCAACTGAAGATTGCCACCAGCGCCAAACGAAGTCGTTGAGCCAACAAAAAGATAGGCGTTAAGAGTCACCTGTTTTTCGTTAATGTTGACAAATCCAACAGAAACTCCATTTCCTACAGTAATTGGCGTACCAGAAACCTTCCAGACCGGCGTAAAGTCACGATTCTCGTAATACCCGTATCGGTTGGTTACGGTAGTGCCGACTGTTTCCGCATAGTTGGCTACCGTCATTCCACGATAGTTCTGCGGCTTGACGTTTAAGTTGGTAATCAGCGCATCAAGGCGGATGCCGAATGACTGAGTTGGAACCGCTTGCTCGTCAATAAACGAGTTGGAACCAATGAACAGATTGTCATAAGCACTTGTAGTGCCGCCGACAGAAATGCCTTGCGAGAACGCAAACCCGGTTGAGGGAAGGCAATTTACAAAGTTGTTTTCGGTGATTTCAACAGCGCCCATTCCGTTGATTGCGCTGGTGGTCAGCACCACGCCAAACGTCCAACCGTTGGCGTAGTTGTTCTTAACAACGATGTTCTTGTGCTTTTGTCCGGCAGCCGCAGCCTGCGACGCCACGTTAAGAAACGCGGACGCCTTGTTAGTGCCGATTTTGGTGGCAATATTGTTGGAAATTTGCACATCAGAAATCCCATAAAACGGGGCAATCTGAAAGGCAACCTTTAAGTCAGGGACAAGTCCAGTTGGAACAGTATCGTCTAGCCCAACCGTGTTGCCATCAATTAACACCTTCTTAATCAGAGACTCTGCGGCAGAGAATCGGAAGAAATCGATGGCAGCAAAGTTAATTGGAGAGAAAGTGTTATTGGCAATAACAATGTTGTCTGCGTCGGAAGTCAAATTCGACGCAACCCACATACCTTGGAAATAGTTTTCAACAAGGTTGTTTGTAAAACGATGGTTTGCACCATGAATTTCATAAGCAACAAACGTCCCACTGTTTCCGGTAAATCCATTTGGGAACATTGTGTCAGCAGTAAAGGTATTGCCATCGCAAACAACATCGTTTGCCCAGCCGAAAATACTACTGTGATCGTCGCTATCGAGACCGTTATTCTTGAATAAGCAACCTCTGACAGTCCAATTCTGGCCGAGCGTCACACCCGGAATATTGCTTTGAGCCATGCCAATGCAAGTGACGCCAGCGGTATTTAAAAACTGGCAATTCTCAACTCGACAGTTGTCGATTCTTGCGGCGACTCCGCTAAATGTTCCCGTCACATGGATCATCGCTTGGGTATAACGACGGAATGACGCCGGAGCCAACGGACTGATGCGGTTATTAACGCCGTTCATGTCCATTGTTAGGCCGTAGAACGAGACGTTAGAAAGCGGCACATTCGTAAAGAACAATGCCAGTCGTTTCGGAGCGGCTAACGTCGAGCAGTTGTTAGCCAACTTAATGGTTGCGCCAACGTCGCCCCACAGCGACATGCCAGAACGCATGATGAAGGCGCAGGTCATTTGCCCTTCGCCCAGCGGCGTGCCTTCCCAGTCCTTTAGCGTAGCCGGGGTAACAAGATACGTACCGGCAGGAAAGTAAATGGTGCGGCCAGTAGAAGACACCGCGTCAATTGCGTTTTGGATGGCTTGGGTGTCGTTAGCGACGCCATCACCTACCGCGCCATAGTTTTTAACGTTGACGAAGTTGGCGCTTAATTCCGAAACCGTCGTGCGTTTGGTCACGCCGCCTTGGTTTAGCGGAATAACCTCCGTCCCGGTAAGCGGGGTGGTTGCAGCAGGCAGTTGCGAAATCTTAATGGTAGACATGTCTTACTCCACCCAAGGCAGCGGTTTAGCGGCAACAACCGGCACATCCGGCGCCACGCCATCCACATCCTTCTCAACGAATCCCTTGTCCACTTGCGCCCAGACCCAACCAAGAACTTTGTCCTCGGTCAGATCGGCATATTGCACGAACGGCACACCCGGAGGGCCAAGCGTCAGTTTGCCGCGCATGGTGTTGTTGCCGTAGCAAGCCCATGCCACAGCCGTTACAACGTCGTTGTCCGGCGTGACGTACAAACCCTCGACCTTCCAGTTAGCCATTAGACCGGCGCTCCCTCAACTTCCGTCCACGCCTGCGCGGCCTCGTCCCATGAGTACATTTTGCCGTCAGTCGGCATCGGAACCGGAGCCTGCCATTGGGCGTTGGCGTCCAGCGTCCATGACGGGTACGGCTGCGGCGCTACGAAAGCGTCAATGTCAGCGCGGTAGGTGTAGCCGACGCCTGCGTAGTTTTTGCGGATGTTGCCGTGATAACTGGTTTGCTTCCAGTTACCGCCAAGCAACTTCTGGCAAAACGCCACGCCGATGCTCTCCACCTCTGCGCCGTTGGCGTCAGCGGTGTCGGAGTTGGCTACGACGATGACCCGCAGCACAACATTGTTTGAATCAAGTTCAGCAAAATGAGCCATTGTCTTACTCCTTCAAATGCAATGCGGTCAGGCTGCTTTCGTCTCCAACGTAGCCAGCCGGAAAAGTGTTAAACGCCAAAGACACACGATCATCGCCCTGCACGGTTTCGACCATGTGCGTGAGGCTTGACGGGAACAGCATCAAATCGCCAGCGCCAACCTCAAACCACCACGAATCGCTGTTGTATAGATTGTAGTTGTCGGTCGGCAGTTTGATCTGCTGGTAGCCGTCTTTGTAAAAGTAAATCTTGTCCCGCTCACGAGAAGCCTTGAGGTACAGCACCCCAGACACAAACGAATTGGGATGCGCGTGTTTGTGGTGGTACTGACCGGCCTTGGTGTAGTTCAGCCACGATTGCGTCAGGCGCAGCGTAACGTCGTGTTTCGGCGCATAGATAGAGCGCAGATACTCGTTGACGCTGGCCTCGGCAAACGCCTTGAGGCTTGCCATCGTGTCGTGACGCAACACATAGCGGTCATCGCTTGTCGTGTTGCCCATGTTGCTATGCGTCGGCTGTTCGTTCACAAACGCCATTTCCTCGGCGGTGTAGTCCCGTCCAAGTTCAAACTTGGCGACAGCCGTAGGAAAGAGGTTGTATGTAATCACGCAACCGCCTTTTCAATCTGGGCAACGTAGTCGTCAAACGCAGCCTGCTGCTCGGGCAACAGGATCGTCGGCACCGCGTCCTCAAGTTCCTTGATCTTTTCAATCGTGAACATGATTTCGTCCCACGACGGCTTGGGTCGCGGATCTTCCCAACGGGTGATCTCGCGGTTGCTGATCTCCCATTTTGCGCCGGGGCGAAGCAAGTGCATCGCCGTATCAATGCCCATGAGTTGATAGGTTTTCATGTAAAGTTGACCTTGAGAATTACGATACCGGAGCCGCCTGCGCCGCCTGCAGCAGAAGTTCCACCTCCGCCACCACCGCCTGTGTTGGCCGTGCCAGCATTTGCAGGAGCCGAACTTACGCCGTCTCCGCCGCCGCCAGCGCCGCCGGTTCCGTTGGTGTACGGGGCGGCCCAACGTCCACCACCGCCGCCTCCGGCATAAGTTACAGAGCCGCCAGAAATGCTTGAGGCTGTGCCTGCGCCGCCATTACCGGCTGTAGACCCGCTTGCTGCTGATCCAACAGCAGAAGCGCCACCACCACCGCCTCCGGGAGGATTGGCATCAGCAGCGCCATTTCCGCCGTTTGAGCCTTGGGAAGGACTAGTGCTTGGGGTATTTCCAGTTCCGCCAGTTCCAGCAACGCTTGGGAATCCACCCGCGCCGCCGCCACCAGAGCCGCCGTTATTACCATTACCGCCGTTATAGTTTCCGCCTTTGCCGCCACCAGTAGATGTAATGGTGCTAAATACGGAATCGCTGCCGCTAGAACCGCTAGAGCCGCCGCCGCCAACCGTGATCGTGTAGTCGGTGCCTGCGGTAATAGATAAACCCGTGCCTGTGCGGAATCCGCCTGCGCCGCCACCGCCTGCGCCACCGTTTGAGGTATTTCCACCAATTCCGCCGGAACCACCCCCCGCAACAACGAGGTAGTCAACGCTCACCGCACCCGCTGGTGCAGTCCACTTCTGCGATGACTTGAAGGTGAAGATTGTGGCAGAGCCGATGTCGTACTTGAGGATGACGATGCCGGAGCCGCCTGCGCCGCCGGTTTGACTTGAACTGGTAAAGCCGCCGCTGCCACCGCCGCCGCCGGTATTTGCGGTTCCTGCGGTTCCAGTTGAGGTCATGCTTCCAGCGCCACCGCCTCCTGATCCACCTGTTCCAGCCGTGCCACCAGTCTGACCGCCGCCACCGCCGCCTCCAGCGTAAGTTACGCTAGAGCCAGAAATGCTAGACGCCGTACCAGCGCCACCGTTGCCGCCAGTAGTTGCTGTTCCTGTTGCCCCGGTAGCAGATGCGCCGCCGCCACCGCCACCGCCAAAGTTTGGTTGCGCTCCATTTCCTGCGCCACCGTTAGAACCTTGAGATGGCGAAGTGCTTGGGGTGTTGCCTGTGCCGCCAGCGCCGCCGGGATACGGAGGTGCAGGGCCGCCTGCGGTATACGAGCCGCCTCCTCCTGATCCACCATTCGCGCCAGATGAATTTGGAGCCGAGTTGTATGACCCGCCGCCACCACCGCCAGTTGAGGTAATGGTGCTGAATACGGAATCATTGCCGCTTGAACCGCGAGTATTTATTGTCGCAGTTCCGTTACCACCACCACCAACGGTAATGGTGTAATCAGTTCCGGCAGTTACAGATAACCCTGTTCCAGTACGGAAACCACCTGCGCCACCACCGCCGCCAAGAGTTCCACCACCGCCGCCACCCGCGACGACAAGGTACTCCACCGCGCTAACACCGCTCGGGCAAGTCCATGTGCCGGTAGAAGTGAACGTGGCTACGACAGATTGGACGGGGACAGAGTATTTGAGAATGACGATGCCAGAGCCGCCAGAATTTCCCGTTGTTTGGCCGCCGCCGCCACCACCACCGCCTGTATTAGCAGTTCCAGCACTACCTAATGATCCCGTTGGGTCGTATTTTCCGCCGTTACCGCCGCCGCCTGAACCACCCGTTCCGCGTGTATCTGCGTCGCGGAATGTAGAGCCGCCGCCTCCGCCAGAATAAGTTGCGGAACTGCCAGAAATAGACGATGCCGTTCCTGCGCCACCGTTACCGCCAACAGCCGCGCTTGCAGTTGCGCCAACCGCAGAAGCGCCACCACCACCGCCGCCTGAATAAGATGTTCCGTTGCTTGCGCCGTTTCCACCATTACTTCCTTGGCTTGGCGAAGTTGAAGGTGTATTGCCTGCGCCGCCATTACTAGTCCAACCGCCACCACCGCCTGAACCGCCTGACGACCCCGCAACTGACGATTCGGCGCCACCGCCACCTCCGGCAGAGGTGATACTGCTAAATGATGAATTAGAACCGCTTACCCCATTCGGCCCTATTGCAACAGTTCCAGTACCGCCGCCGCCGACTGTGATGGTGTAATCAGTTCCAGCAGTAACAGAAAACCCTGTTCCCGTGCGGAAACCGCCTGCACCACCACCGCCATATCTACCACCGCCGCCACCACCAGCGACGACAAGATATTCAACTTGCGTCACGCCGGTCGGGGCAGTCCAGTTACCCGATGCGGTGAAAATCTTGTATTCGGTAAACCCTGCTGATACTCGCGCAGCAAGGAGCAAACTCATGATGCCGCTCATGACTTAACTCACGTTGCCGTTAATAACGCAAACCGTACCTGATAAGAACAGTATTGTCGCCACGCCTCTTGTAGCCAATGACACGGTCGCCTTGTCTGCATCCGTACCCGCGATGTACGCCGTCGTAATCGTGCAAGTAATCGTGATAGCGCCCGAGGTGTTGTTGAAGATAGACACCACATCGCCAGCCGCAAACGTGGCATCGGGAATCGTGATGGAGCCAGAAGCGCCCACCTCGATAAACTTACCCACATCGCCGGTAGCGAGCGAATAAGAAGTCGTTTTAGCCGATCCCGACTGCGGTACGTTGCGGAAACCAACGCTGAAGTTCTCATCCGGCAGCGTCACGGTACGCGCAGCAGACGGACCGCTGAACGTAATGACTTGGCTAAATACCGGCACCGTCGTGTTGGCATCCGGCAGCGTCATCGTGCGGCTAGCAGAGAGCGTCGTCGGGGTCAGCGTGACGGCATACGAACTCGTACCGCCTGCGCGACCAGCCAGTACCACCGCGTCCTGCGTAGCAGCAGCCTCAGAGCGCACCGCACTTGCAGCGCGGAACGTCTGGGCAGCGGTAAAGGTATTTGCCGTGCCGGTGACAAGACCGAGCAAGTTAGTGCCGGTCAGTTTGTAGTTAGCGCCGGAGCGAGCAATGACGTATTCGTCTCCTGCTTGCGCCGGGGCGCCAGATGCTAATGCACTAATCTTTGTGTCGGCCATGATTTACTCCAATTCAATCTTGCTGTCGTCTTCGAGCAGCACAAATGAGTCGTCTTCAAGCAACAAGAAGTTACCACTGGGCGGCGTCGGGGCAGTTGCTTGTTTCCCCAAAGCAATAAGTGAGCCTAGCCCTACGGCTACTCCATTCTGCACAGCAACGCCGTAAAAAGAGCCCATTAGTTTCCGCTAATCGGCTTAGCGTACAAAGTGCCGCTAGAAGAAACCTGAATCGCTGATACACGCCAAGGACCGCCTGTCCCTTGGGGCACAGAAAACGGAATCGGCACGTTAGCGGGAATTGGCGTGCTGCTGGTCGTTGCAGTCACCCCGTTGCCGATGGTCACATAGGCGTCGCTTGTTGTCCAAACCAATAAAGCCTGAACGCCAGCGTCCCAAGTTCCCGTAGACCCGGCAGTGCCCGAATAAGCAACAGTCTTGGCCGGGAACAGACTGTCATCTAGCGGAATAAGTAATTGCATCGTCTATACCTCAAGCCAAGAATTTCAGTTTATAAATCGTAGACAGATATAAGCCAAATATGGCATCTAACAGGTTTTGCAGCGTTGTGTCGTCTTTACTGACGACTTTATACCGCATTTCCTCAAGTTCCTTAAGTTCCTTTTCCAAAAAGTCAAGCACGTTGTTCGACTTCTGGGCAGATGCTAGGGCAATCGGGCCAATCAGTCCGTGCCGACCCTGATACGCCTCGGCAAAGTCGTCTGCGAGGGGAATAATGCCCTCGTAGAACTTCTGTAGTGCCTTGTGTTTAGCGTAGTTACGGGTATTCAGGTGCGTGGAATGGGTCACATCCCGCGCTAAAAACAGCCGTCCGATAAAGACTTCGCAGGTCATTGCGGCGGTAACTCCATCGGCATTTGCGGTGGCATTTCCATCGGCATTTCAGCCTCTCTAGGAGCCGGGGCTACAAGGTCGTTAGCGGACAGCATCCCGCTAATCGTGCCCATTACGATGTCCTGAATCTGCTCTTCGGACATACCCGCCTGAACCGCGCTGATACGCTTGGTTTCGGCGTCATACGCCTTAATCTGCGCTTCCTGCTCCTTGATCCGCAGTTCCGTCGCTTCCATCGAGCGCGAGACGTTCTGGAGCATCTGGAACATCTGATCCATCTCAGCGCCCATCGCTTCAATCTGCTGGTTAGCAGCCTGCAACGCTGGGTCTTCGTCAGGATCGGAGAGCAACTTGGGGTCAATCGTCTTGGCAAGGCGCTTGGCAATTTCTTGCGCTCCCGGCCAATCCATGTTTTTGACGAACAGGTCGCCTGCCACGCCCCAGAGGTTCGGGTTGGCTTGCAGGATTTGCGACATCGCGTCCATCGCCTCTTGGCGCTTGGTCATGTAAGACGGGCCGGTCGTGACGGCTACGTCGTACTTACCAACGGACGGGTTGTAGATTTTCTCGATGACCACACCAGCCTGATCCATCAACTTGCGGACAGGCTCTTGCTGCATCGGGTCGATACGCACCGTCGAGGTTTCCCCGTCGATGCCGATGATGCGAGCGATACGCTGGGTATCGTAAATCTTCGGAATCAAGTCAACGAGTTGACGCGTAACGTAGCGGATAGCGCGGGCAAGGTTATCGACGTAATGATATGACCCCGTATCGCCCTGACGTTCACGCGCCAATATGGCCCGACCCGAACGCTCGTTAGACGTGGCGCCAAGGCTAGAGTCATAGTAGCCCGTCGTAGACTTAATGTCGTCCGACGCGCCCATCTTAGCCTGAATAAGCCCCGTTTGTGCAAGGGGTGGGGCGGCACGTTGGGGCAGCGGCAGCATGTTGCCAGCGCCGTCCGTAACGTCAGGATTGACCTCCAAATACGGCCAGTTCTGGGTATTGGCGGTCTTCCACTGATGCTCGTATCCCTCAAATTGACCACCGTAGCCGATAAACGGCGCCTTGGGGGCCAAGGCGAGCATTTCTGCCTCTTGGGATACCCAGTAGTTGTACATGCGCTGCGCGTCTTTAGCGTTACGCACGAGGCCGCTGATGTAGATACGGCCCTCAACCTCATATTCGTTGCCGACCACGCGGACAACCGGGATCGACTTACCCGGCCACTCCTGCTCTTCCAGCACTTCGTAGCCGTTCGTCTTCATCCACTTAATCTTGCGGATGTCTACGTCACGGGTGCGAACAGGGGCAAGGCCCATAGCCTCCATCTGCGCGGCTTCGGGCGAGTCAGCGTAGGCGGTCATACCGCCCGGATACAGGTTTAACTTCGCTTTTTCATAGTAAGCGTAGAAGTATTCCGCAATCCGTACTGAATCGTCGGTAATCCACTGCGCCAGATTCTCGTCACCAATACCACGGCTCTGGATCGACGAGATGGGTTCGGCGTCAGGAAAATGACGCTCAAACTCCTCACGGGGCATGTCCTCGGTTATGAAACACCATTCTGCATCGGCTCCGCACGGGTCTTGGATGTGCGGGTCCATATATACCGAGAACGAGTTACGAACGCGAGCAATACGGATGTCTTGGTCGAACGAATCGGGGTCGCAATACTCAGTCAGGATGCGGATATAGCCTTCGCCATACGTGACTTGGTTTTCGCAAGCCGTGTCGTAGGCAACGTCGGCATCCGAAATGTACTCGATGTGCCGGACGATACCGTCAAACACCTCGGCAACTTCAATGTCCGCCTTGTCATCGACCGGGATGACTTTGCCCGCAGGTCGGTTCTGGCGCTGGTCGTTAGTGACCTGCCGAACGTGCTGGGGCAGTTTGTTGATGGTTAGGCAGGGACGAGCGTTGATCGTCTGTCCTTGCACTGCGCCACGGGTGGCTAAGACTTCCTGCGGCCACTGCCAGCGGTTATCTGGAGAACCCGCCATAAAGCGCAGGTCGTCCAATTCGCTGTCCCGAGACTCGCTATAAGCCGTCAGGGACAACTGCATCCGGGTACGCGCTTGGGCAAGGATATCGCCCGTACTACGCGCACGGCGGCTCTCGGGCGTATTAGCCACCTGAGCCGCGCCCTTCATCCCTGTCGGGTCTTTAGCCATTACTTGCCCTTCTTACCGGCTTTACGCTTAACCGAATACGCGATGGCAACAGCCTGCTTAACAGGCTTGCCTGCCTTCACTTCAGCGCGAATGTTCTTACGAAAAGCCCCCTTAGAGGCGGACTTTACAAGAGGCATTAACGCATACCCCGTTTCATCGGAGTCGGTCGAAAATCAACCGCAGTGCGGATCATGTCCTCGTTAACGCGCTTCGGCATACGCGGAGCAGGCATCCGGGGCTTCTGCATCCGGCTGTTTTGGATCATGTCACCGACTGTTGCGCCGGGAGACACGCCGATTGGACCGGGGTTTTTCTTTCCGTACATGTTTCTTAGCCTTTTTTGGAGGTTTTACGGGGTTTTCGGGCGGTAAGGGCTGACTTTCTGAAATTGGCAGCCGTTGGAGCGCCCTTAGAACCCGGTTTACGCATCTTTTCGCCCGATCCCGCAGCGATTCGAGCGCGTTTAGCATGAATGTTCGCATATAGTCCCTTTTTTGCAGCCATTTCAGCATTTCCATCGTTTTAAGGATGCTTTAGCGCGTTCGGCTGGCCCCTTGGCGTTGCGAACGACCCCTTTCATGCGGGCGCAAAACGACTTTTTACGTCCTGCGTCCGCTTTTGTCTTCGGACTGGGCGCCGGAGCCTTCAAATTAGACCCCGTCGCTCGATTGTACCGAGCACGTCCTTTGGCGGTCAATCCAGCCCCTCTTGACACGGGCTGCTTTTCTCCTCTACCAACTGAGAGGCTGACAGACTTCTTAGCCATTAAGCACCCATCCAAGTGTTGATCATGCCGCTCTCACGGCTCGTGGTAATCGTGCGGGGTCGCTCGCGGTATTCGCGGTGCGCGACTGGATAGGCAAACGTGACAGCGATGGCGTCAGCAGCGTCAGGCGATGCAAGGCCACGCGCCTTCATGTCTTTCTTCGACTCCAGCAGGATAGAGCCAGAGGAATTAATTTTCTGTTTTGGTCCTGTTAGGTCAGCCTTTAACTGCCTATCATTGGGCAGCGCAGCGTCTTTCAGCCACGACTTCATTTCGCCCCACAACTCTGCACGTTTGTTTTGCCACATAGCCGGGGTCTTGGACTTCCATCCGAAGTTAACGCCACGCACTACCTTATAGCGCTGCTCTTTCAAGCGATCAAGGATGCCGTAGCCTAATCCGCCTTCGTCGAGGACGACGAGTGTGGGCTGGTATTCTTCAATCGCGTCGATAACTCGGCCAACAATCTCCATCGTGTCTTCGCCTTTAAAGCGCTTGATGGCGATGATGTCTCGACCTTTGCGGACGGCGATAACGGTCGAGTCCGCTCCGCTGCGAGCCGGATCGACTCCAATAACAATAGGCGCTGTTTCATCCTTATGCCTGGCACGAGCCATGGCCTGATCCACAACGCTAGGCGGTATAAATTGGTCGTCACCTTCTGACGGAAACTCTCCATAGACTTCCACCTTGGCTTGCGGTGAGTCGATGCCGTATTCGTCGATGATCTGCTGATACACCGACTTATCGGTTTCTTCAACGGTGCGAGCGTCAATGTTGCGGGTGTTCCAGAACGCACGCTTAGAGTGGAACGCCTCGAAGAAGTAGCCCTCGTTACGACGGGGGTTGCTAAACGACATCCAGAAACGGTGCGGGGTGTTCTCCGTAAAGAAGCCTGCCGTTACCGACCAAATGGGGTCAGGGATACCGGAGGCTTCGTCAAAGATGACCATAACGCCGTCAAAGTTGTGGACACCGGCATACGAGTCGGGGTTCTCTTCCGACCACAAGCGACCTTCGACGGACCAGTAACGAGTACCTTTTTTAAGGTCACGTTCAACGAGTTCGGCGAGCCACTTAGCGGGCATCACGCGGGTGGCGCTAATCTCAAACCAATGCGAGTTGATGAGGAGCGCTGCCCACTTAGTAATTTCTGCCCATGTGATCGAGCGTAACTGCGCTTCCGAGTTAGCCGACACAATGGTCGTCGAGCCTATGCGAGTACTCAACATCCAGAGGATGAGCCACGACACCAGCGCAGACTTGCCGATACCGCGACCGGAAGCCGTAGCCATACGCAGGACTTCGTAAGAGGTTGCGGTCTTATTTTTCGCAGTGTGGGCGGCGATATCGCGCAGGATTTCCCGCTGCCACTTACGCGGACCCTTGAAGTGTTCTAAAGGCGTGCCTTTCTGGCCCCAAGGGAAAGCGAGTAGCACGAAAGCCTCTGGGTCGTCCTTAATAACGGGCGACCAGAGTTTGCTCATCAGCAACTCTTCTTCTTCGGGGCTATAAATCGGCTGTTGCACGTTCGTCCTTCAGGGTTAGCGGCTCAGTAGCCTCATGCGCTAATTGATCCGGTGTAGCGTCAAATACGCGGCCCGCCAAGACGCGAGATTCTGCCTCTTGCAGCGCGGCGACAATACTAATCTGGGATTTGATATCGACTTGGACTTGCTGTTTAGCCACCCAACCATGAAGGTTTTGGAGCAGGGCAAGCGCGGCTTTGGTGTCCCCATTAATCGCGCCTTCTCGCAAGGCCGACGCTGCCTCAACCTCAGAGTCCGCACGACCTTTCCCCTCAGCGACCGCAGCCGCGTTATCTAACTGGCAGAGTCTACGGTACTCAACGGGCAGCAACCCAGCCGCAAAGGCCAAGGCGTCACCCTTTAGCCCGAGTTTGGCGGCGTCGTAAATCTTTTGCAGAACCTCCGGCGATGCCTTCAGTTCACGAGGCGCAAAAGGAATGGACTTAAAGGATTCTGTTACGAGGTTCATACCGGAACTCTTTGCCAGAACAGGCGGGAACGTCAGACATCCAGCCGTGGTGGGTGGCATGGGCACACCAGACCTTCTCAGCAACCTTAGTCACCTGAGCGGCCCAGAAGCAAGAGCGGCATACCAGAGACTTGGCAGCAAACTCTGCCCACTCCAACTCCGACATACGTATCGACATAAGCGGACTGTAACAGAAGGTTTGGCAAGGAAGGAAGAGCAAGAGCAAATTGGGCTACGCCCAACCAGTCTGCTCTGGCGAGCAGCAACGTGCAGGGTGATCCTGCCGGGAGGCCGCGATCTCCAACGTCCGTGGAGCCTGTGTGCCGAGGCGGAAGCGTCTAGGGATACGTTTAGTGCCTTAGATGGTGCATCCCTTACGGGCTGCTTCAGTTACCTCTCGGTCGCTACCAGCGCATCTGGTCAGACGTTGCTAATAAAGGATAACGGTAAAAGGTTTATTAGTGGAGAGGGCAAGTAAGGTTTTTAACCTTTTTATACGGATGGCGGTTTTTTAGGTTTTCAGATCGAGATAGCACGCGAAGGTTGGCGATGCGGTTATCGGTCTTGTTCCTGTTGATGTGGTCAATATCGCCATCAGGCCACTCACCGTGTGAGATGTACCAAGCAAGACGTTGAGCGGTGTACGTCCGGCCCATGACGCTGATTTGATGGTAGCCAAACTTGCTCAACGAGCCTAAAGGCGAACCAGCAGGCTTGGACCCCCAGCGAATGTTTCGCGTAAACAATCCTGTTTCAGGGTTGTAGGAAATAAAGGTTTTGATTTCCTCAAGAGAGGCAGGTGCTTTTGGTTTCATGTTCCAAGCATAGCACAGTTACTTTTTTATTTAAATTGAAGTGATTGCAAAAATTTTAAAAAGTTTTTGTGAGGGCATCGTAATCGTGACCGGTCAACGCCATGCCCTACCCCCCCCTGTTGTTTTGACGCAACGGATGGTTGCATGTCTACCACAACCCTAGACGCTAATGATTCTCATCATGCGTAACAGAATCGTTTGCAATACGTTATGTTGCGTAGATGCAACACGTTGCGTTTATGCAACATGGCTACGTTGTGGCGTAGATGCAACAGTGATTGTTGCGTAGGTGCAACAAGCAGAGGTGTCAGCAATCCGTAGTCACTACGGGAGGCTCTGTAGTCATTTCGACTACTAACGCTCAAACCCTATAAAAATAGGCATTTGCGATCAATGTTAGTAAGTCAGTAAGTATTCTTTCCCTATACTTTTACTGTACTAACTTTTTTTGCAACTTCACTACTCTCTATCTTTTTTACTAACAGTTCCCATTTCTCCATGTTTTTCAATAGTTTAGGTGTTAGTAACTTTCACGCTAACTTCTGAATAGTGCTACTACGTTCACTAACGCAACAGATACCTAGCGTTGCAGCATACTATCTCTGTAAAATAATCCTTTATATGATCAGACTGCTAGGTTATAAAAGACTTGTTTACAAAACTACACGGAGCAACTAGTAATGACTCGTTTCCTAAACACTCTCTGTTTCGTTTCGTTTTTCGTATCAATTGCCGGTTACGTGATCGGCGCTGACTTGCTAGCCATTGTCGCTATGACGCTAGCCGGTGTCGCTGCAGCAATCGAATACGCGATCAACTAACTACAAGACTCTGGAGAATCACAAAATGAAAACTAAACTTCTGAATATCGATGCCAACCCTAAGACTGTTAAGGGGAGCGCCCGCGGCTATATGACTGCCGTGCTGTACCTTGCGCCTCACGATTCTAGCGGGGTGCAATTGTGTCCTACGGCTAACCTTGCAGGATGTGCGGCTACCTGCCTAAATACCGCTGGACGTGGCGGCATGGCTAAGGGCAGCGCCACGTTCGAGACTTCTAGCGGTACCGTGTTGCCAGACAACGCTATCCAGCACGCCAGACTTCGGCGCACGGCATTGTTTCATCAGCACCCCGTAGACTTCATGGCGCAACTGATGCGCGAAATTGACGCATTTCTGGCTAAGGCTAGCCGCAAGCGCAAACTTCCGGCTATCCGCCTCAACGGCACGTCCGATATTCGATGGGAAATGGTGCCGGTTACTCGCAACGGTAAACACTACCCGCACATTTTCGCGGCATATCCGCGTGTTCAGTTTTATGACTACACCAAGATTCCGAATCGGCACGTTACGGGAATCGTTAACTATCACCTAACATTTTCTTACAGTGGCCGGGCTGAGTACGCTCCGATCGTCGTCAAGGCGCTCCGTAACTATTCGGCGGACGTGTCATTCGCGGCTGTGTTCAACGGTCCGGCGCCTGAGTACTTTTTGGGGCGCCCCGTGATCAATGGCGACGAAACAGACTTGCGCTTTTTAGATCGTGCCGGGGTTGTCGTCGCGCTAACGGCTAAGGGCCGGGCACGTCGCGACACGTCCGGTTTCGTGATCGATACCCGTGCGGCACGGATTGCCGCCTAACCTAGGGAGAATCTAGCCATGCCACTAAATACACCATTAGAAGCGCTCACATCGGCGCTCGTGTTAGCAATTACAGCGCCCGATGATGATCGGGCCGCGCGTGCTATAGCCTTAGCCGATGAAATAGCCGCCTTGTGTCCACCGGGCCATATAGCACTCGCAAAACGTGCCGCACTCGAAGAATTGCGCCGAATGGATGGAGAATCCGCACATGCATAAGGTGAAAACCAATCGCTGGTATACATTCCAGCCGGTAGGAATGGACACGTGGGACAGTTGCGCCTTAGTGGCGCCCGGTAGCCGCGTGCAGGTTAGGCGCCTGCCGGGGTGTCCGCCCCCTAACACAATGGGCCATTGTCACATTGTAGACGCGGCCGGACGTTTCGCGGGCTTAGTACTTACTAACAGTCTGCAACCTATAGGGGGCCGCCATGGATAGCCGCATCGAATACCTAGGCAAGTCGGCACGCTACGGTAAAAACGAACACCACATTCGAGCGCCTGCCGATGTGCCAGATTGGGCGCTAGTCGATCACATTGTGGCCCTTGAAAAGGACCACGATAGTTTCGGTACCTATGTTGTGCGCCGATGTGGGAATGAAGCGCACGTTTATTTTTACACTGACTGAGGGCCGCACCATGTCACAAAACGAACAGATCCGGGCCGCGTTACTTGCGGGCCGTACACTGACTCCACTCGATGCGCTAACCGAATTCGGATGTTTCAGGCTAGCCGCACGCGTGGCCGATCTCAGGCGCTCCGGGCTGGATATCGAATGCCAGACTGAAACTCAAAACGGCAAGCGGTATGCGCGTTATGCGCTGAGGGCGCCCCATGCGATTCCCTAAACTCTGGCACCTAGGCTACTGGTATTCACGCGGCTACGATTGGCGCCACGTACCGCCTCCAAACTGGCGCTGTAGCCGTCGCATTAATCCTATTTCGGTCTATTGGTGAACATATGGAAAAACCACATATACCCACGATTGCAGAATTAGAGGCGCTATTCGCGGCCGATGATGCGCCCATGGTGTACCGGGCGCCCCCTAACCCTGAGCGCCTTAAAACGGCTGTGCGGGCTTTCCTGAGCGCATGGGACGACGACTTGACGGTTAGGGAACTCGCGCCCTTTGTGGAGGAAGTGCGCCGCGCATTGGAGGGTAGGCCATGACCGAGTTTCACGAACGATGGGGGTTGCAGCCTACCTATCCACGGCTAACCCGTTGCACTCGCCGGTACTGGATAACGTATCTGTCGCGCTGCATTGATACCGCGAGGGCTAACTTATGGCGGGATTCTTGATCGCCGTCGCTCTGACGGTACTTGCGTCGATATTGTTCGACGATTGAACGAGGGGGCGCAAGCCCCCTTTATTTCACCATTTGAAGGTCGGGCTTACCCTCGACCATGGCACGAATGTCCGACTTGCTACGGTCGGCCAACTCGGGAGCCACCCATAAGTGTTTAGGCGTCTGATATTCGCGGCTCATTACTCGCCCGATATCCTTCCAGCCGCTCTCCCGTAGTGCCACGAATAACGTCTCACGAGACGGTTTATGGCCGTCCGTACCTGCGGCAATACCAGACAGCACCTCCGACCACGGCGACCCTATAACGCCTCTGGCGAAGACTCCGCGACGTTGCCGCACCATATCCGCAATAAATGCCTCGCCGCCGCTCATGCCAAGATCGACCATCGCCAATTTCGCATCGGTCAACGGTGGCACGGCTCCGGGGTTAAACGCGCTAACGTCCCGCGCATCCAGATAACCGGCCACAGCCTCGAACCCGCCTTTGCCGTACCAATCCCACAGCCTTGCAGCCTCGTCGTCCGGTAGGCGTGGCGCTTGCGACCAAATGACGAACCAGCGACGGTCATCAGCCGGGATCGTGATCGGCGCTCGGTCGTTACTGAAAGCCAGCACGAAAATACGATTAACCACATAGTACGGGTGCTGCTGTTTCTTATTGACCAGCAGCAACTCAGGCGGCGCAGCGATCACGGGTTTCAGGTTGTTTTCCATCGCCCGGCGGTCATCGCCCTTACGGTATCGAATCTCGTTTAGCACGATCACCTCGGACTCGTAGGTATAGCCCCACGAACCTGCGACCTCTTCAGCCCTAGCCACGGCTATGTTCTTTAGCGACCCGCCGCCAATAGACCACAGGAAAGGCGCCCAGAGCGTGTCCTTACCGCCACCGGGTAAACCCGTGTGCAGCACGGCGTGGTTGATCTTGCGCTGTGGGTTCTGGCGCTTATACGCCATCACGTTCAAAACGTGTTCGCGCTCGAAGTCGGCAGGAATCATCCGGTGCAGGTGGTTTAGCCACAGCGAGACATCCGCGCTCTGTGCGGCTGGCCGTGAGTCTTTCCACTTGTTGACGTAGCCCACCCCGGCCTTCTTCAGCAACTCGGTTTCACCCGGCGCGTATGTGAGAGCGTTGGCGACGTAACTACCCATGGCCGCACGGTTCTCATCGAAGAAGGTAGCCGCCTCAATGCGCCTAGCCTTGTTGTGTACGGAGTAGCACGGCGTACCCCGGAACAGGGCGTTAAACGTCTGCCGGGAATAGTCCTGATGCGTCTTTACATCGAAAAACAGGTCGCCCTCGGCAACGTAAACGAATCGTTTAAACCAGTCAGCCGGTGCCAACTGCGATACATCACCATCCGCGAGACTTTCGTATTCATCCATTGCATTACCCCACTGGTCTGCTATTCTCACGGAGCATTGCTTGATTCTCCGTGTAATTCTCCTAGAGAGTCCTTAGCCCCACTTCGGTGGGGCTTTTTTTATGGACTGCCCATTCGTCGGTTAGCCGAGATGGTGCGCCAAGTGTCGAGGACGATGCGCTCTGTCTCGCGCTTGTTCGCCATCTTGGAGTACAGCGCCACAGCCGCACAGTATCGCTCATGCGCCTCTTTGGTGGCGTGGTGGGTCGCGGCAATCGCTTGCCGCTCCGCCACCGTACCCTCGGCATGTGTGAAGACGGCCTCACGGGTCGCCTTCCAGCCATACTCGGCACGCTCCATCTCAGCCTTCGCCAGCGCGCACGGCTCGTCTGTATCGACAAGATACCGCAGCGCTTTCTCGGCTCTTTCTTCGCTAATCATTAGAAGCCCAACGGATCGTTAAGGTCAGCCTTTGACCAGTTGTCCTCGGTCAACCCCGCAGCAGGCGCAGGCTTCTGCGGCCTTTGCTGGCCTTCCTTCAACTGGACGCTAATGGACAAAAAGTTATTGCCAGCCTTTGAAGACTTCTTCCACGCAGACAGTTTGTACTCCGTGCCGCCCACGTTTAGGTCGCCAGTAAAGTCTGGGCGCTTTTCGTTGCCCTTCTTGTCGTTCGGAAACAGCACGCCACGATTAGTATTGTCATAGTTCACAGGGTCATCTCCTTCAGTTTAGAAACTTTAGCATCCAACTCAGCCAAAAAATCAAATACCTCTTTCTCCAAGAGGGTGATGCAGTCTGTATCCCTTGGGATACGCACCACGAGCAGTTGTAACTCCTCGGGCATCCTTGGATCGTATGAGACCCAATCGCACCAGTCCGTACCCGTGCAGGCCATCTGCCATTGCATTTGATAAAAATATTTCTGCGGCGGGTCACGCTCAAAGAGGTACTCGATGTGCGTAGCCGTAGACGGGCACTTGATCTCGACGCACCCATTCACGCCCACCAATCCGTCAGGGCTGGCTCCTGCCATTTCGATTGCAGGGTGATTGATAAACCCCACCTCAGTGACGAGTTCGCCCACCTTGGCGCTGTAAGCGTCACGCGCTGCGCCTTCCTGCTCGACGCCCCACTCCATCGCGGCGCTGCTAAACCCTTCAGTCGGCTTGCCGGTTAAGCGTTCGCATACCAACTGCGCCATATAGTTTGCGCGAGTAGCGGCATAGCCACTCTTCGTGCGTGCCACTACGTCAGACACCTTCGAGGCAGTCACTTTGCCCAGACGGGCGGTGTGCCATTCTGTTGTTCGCTGCTCCATCACACTCTCCCTAAGATTTTTTTACGGCCATCACGGGTCATGCACAACGACTGCAACTTGTTGTAGTCAAAGTCGAGCATGTCGCAAATCCAGCGCATCGACCCGGCGTCATCACGACGGGAAAAAATCCAGTGAAATGCAGCGCCTCGGCCATCGGCGTTGTCTGCGTCTTTAATCGCCTGCCACAGCACGGCAGACCACAGTCGGCGGTAGCCCGAGTCATCTGTTGATGGCCGATCTACATCGCTCGGACGTTTGGCGAGATGACTAATCATTGCAACTCTCCTTGCTTCCAGAGCAGGTAATCGTATTGTTTTATGCCACGGTGCAGTGCAGAAGCCATAAGCATGGGGTTCATTCCCCATTCCTGCGCCAACGGTTTGTAGTTGATGCGCTTCTTGTTGGCCTTGGCATCGGCTCTACGCTCGCGCAGCACCTTGTACTGCTCAAACGTAATGCGTGGGTTGTAACGCGATCTTTTGGTATACGTTTTCATAATTTCACGGATACTTTTCCAATCGTAGGTGTTGAGGGGAAATAACTCGTGTGGTTTCTGAATAGTCGGAAGGTGTCGCCTTCTCCCATGCCAAGTCATGCGGCAACCAGCCAAGAATCTCCACGGCTCGTATCTCTGGCATAACGGGCTTGGCGACGAACAACACCAAGCCTTTACCGATCTGGTGTTGTCGCACAGCGGCAGTGTTACTGGTTCGCACGCGACGAACCTCGATGTTCCTGCCAACGTCAGGCCAGTCTTTGTAGAGTTGGTGATCGCGGGCGTCCCACACATGTGCGTGCCAATAGCGGTTGGTGTACTTGGCTACGGCCAACTCTGCTGCACACGCAGCCACCTGCGCCGTTCGGTCGTCTTCCATGCGCTTCGGGTCGTAGTGCAGGGCGTCTTGGCTATCCCACCTTGCCGAGCAGCGTCGAGCGCCGACAAGGTTTACCAAGTCATATTCCCACCGCTGTAATTCAATGATGGGATAAGTCATGTGTTTGGCACCTGATACCATTTCAAAATGATCTTGGCGGCATCGCGGTGGTCTTTCATCACACGCAAGTCCTTAGCCTTGTTCTTCTCAAAGAAGCCAGTAGGACATAGGCCAGACTCACGCTCTTCAATCATCTGCTCCATCATTTCAATCGTATTGCCCAAAGACCAAGCCACGATGTATGACTCAACATCACTCAGTATTTCTTTCACTAGCCTCTGCTCTTTCAATTTGAGGCCAACTTGCTTTTCTTCTCGCTGAACAGGCTTAGATGCACCTTTCGCTCGCTTGCGTTTAGGCTTTTCCATATTCCGTTTAACTCCTCGATAGTGGCTGCTAGTTGTACTGCCGCCTCAACGGCAGGATCGGTAGTGGCTGCTGCGACTTCATGCGTCTGCGAGTCGGCGTCGTTATCGCCCTCGGTCGGGATGCAGAACGCTTGAAAGGCGGCGTACTTGTAGGCGGCAGACATAGCCTTGTTGCTGGCCTTGTCGCCTGAGTCCATCGCCTCGCCTACGGTGATGACTGTGTGCTTGCTGCCGTCTTCGGCGGCTACAAAGTCAAACTCCACGGTCAGCGTGACGTAAAACAGCGCAGTGCCTTGGCGGTTCTGGCGCTCGATAACCTGTCGGTCGGTCACGCGAGGCAGGATGCACAGGCCGTGCTTTGACAGCAGCGGCGAGAGCGCACCGTAAACGGCGTCGATACCACGGAAAGCGTAGCCCTGCGACTGGTTCTTGCTGTCTTTGCTGATGCCGATCTTGGATAGTTCGGCGGTGACAGCAGCAATCTTCTCGTAGACCTTCATGCTTGTTCTCCTCTTGCGCGGATAGCGTCGGCGCACTGTGAATTACCAAAAACCCATGCGACATGAGCGTCTGCCCTGTTGCGCTCAACTAATTCGTCACACAACTCAGCGCACGCCTCACGCTCAACTGCGGTAACTAGGACAACGAAGTGTGCAAGGCTTTCGGCTGTAAAGGCGTAAATGCCATATTCATTTTTAGCCATGCGGATAATGTCGTCGCAAGTCATTGCGGGTTCCTCAGTTTGGCGGATGCGGCGTCAATCGCAGCAATGCACTCGGCAAACGCTTGGTGCAGTTTGAAAGCGCCTTCGGCTTCGATGCGGTTGAGTTCGTTTAAGCCTTCGATGACGTTGAAGGCGGCGTGTTCGGCGCGGCAGTGCAATTCCATGAGTCGGTCGCGTTCCTGCTCGGCCAAGATGCGGTAATCGTCTTCCATTGCTTTCTCCATCGGGGCCAATCCCCGAAGTGCAGTATACTCCCGTTGACGATCATGTCAACACCTGTTACTGTGCAATCTATGACACCGAAACAACTACTGAAGATTTATGGCTCCCAGAGCGAGATTGCTCGGGCGTTGGGCGTAACCCGGCAGGCTGTGCTGCGCTGGTTTAAGGAAGACAAGATTCCTGCGTTGCGCCTGTATCAAATTCAATGCGTGCTGAAAGTCAATGAATAATCCAGTTACGAATAGCACCGACATATCGTGGGCGTCACAAGCCAATGTGCGGTATTGGGAAAGCGTCAAGCACACGCCGTTTGGCAAACTGCGGTTAGCCGATGCGTACCTTGCTCGGATCGGCGTAGGCGACTGGCAGCAGCGTGCAGAGCGCACATCTTGGTTGAAGAACTACGTGGGCGACATCCTGCGCTCGCTGGACGATGCGACTGAGGCATACGGCGACCCGCACGTTCGAGGCATGGTGCGGGAACTGTGGGGCGAGCCGGGCGTGACGAAGTTGAAGGCTAGGTGCAAACCGGCATAATCGGCGTATGCGCTACGCCAAACGTCGAGACAACAACCACACCGAGATTGTAGAAGCCCTCCGTAAGGCCAACTTCGAGGTCATCGACTACGCCTCGGCAGGGCACGACATCCCTGACCTGTTGGCCGTCAAGCCAATGCACGACGGCATGGCGTGGATATGCTGGATAGAGGTCAAGGCCAAGGGTGGGCGGCTGTCAGAGGGACAGAAACGCTTTCAGGGCTTCTTCCAGCCTAGGGGCGAATGGTACGAAGCCCGTGACCCAGACGACACCGTATGCGCCCTACAGGCGCTTTACTTGCAGCGCCTTAAATAATTCATTTACAATACGGCCATGAAGAACTGGCGCGTATTGAACCAAAACCTGAATCTGTTTAACGAGGCCGAGGTTAAGGCACTCTTGGACGAGGAGATTGCCGGTCAGCGGCGTTCCACGTTCCTCAAGCGCCTGCACCAGCGGTACTGCACCCTGCGTGCAAACCGCGAACGGGCTGAGATATTCAGCGCCGCCGCAAGAATGTCAGGTAGTCAGCCCCTTCCTCCGGGTCCCACCACACCTTCACCAAGTCTGGATGGTCAGCCGGTAGCGCAGGGTTAATCGTCGTCAGAGCACAGGGCGACAGGCAGTTGTCCCTGAACCCGTGCTCCTTGGCGTAGCGGTCGTAAATCTTGTAGGACGCCACCTTACAGGCGTGCATCGTGATGCCGCTAATTGCATCCTTCAGAACGCTATAAGCCGACTCGTGCTTGTGACCGGCCACATACAGGTGGTCGCGGGTTCCCATCAGCGCAGCCTTCATCGGGCCGTGAGCCGGATTCCAAATACTAGAGCCGCTGTGGTCGTGGCGGGCGTTGATCCGTACCTCTAGGCCACTTGGGAACTTAAGCGCTATACGGGCCTCTGAGGACTTATAAAGCGAGTTCTGGTGCTTGGCTATCCAGCGTAGAGGGTCGCCTGAGCCTGACCACAGGTCGTGGTTGCCGCCGATCATGTAGAGCCAGTCGCAGCGATTAACAAACCACTCGGCTATCTTCCAAGCCTGCGCGGCAGATGTTGCCTGCTCGCCGTAAAGTTTTGCGAGGCGCCCGACCCAGTTGTTTGTGGTGTCGCCTACGTTCGCTGCAAACAGCCCCTCGGTGCGGTTCACAAGGTCGGTGTGGCGCTCAATGGCTTCTATGTCGCAACCGTCGTCGTCTACGTGCGGGTCGCCAAAGTGCAGGATGCCGATAGCACCGGCCATCTTCACTTTGATGGGAATAAGTTTGCTGGCTTCTTCGTGTTCGCGCTTGTGCTGGAACTTGCGCTTGCGCTGGGCAATCAGTTCCTCGATGGGAACGTCATCGTCGGGCAGCGGGGTGAACTCGTAGTCGCCCTTGTCTACGACTTGGCGTCCGGGTTGATAGGTGGAGTCAGGGATAACGTACCCCTTGTCCTTCATCTTTTTTAGCCGCATCTGCAAAGTCCGCTCGTTCATTTTGAACTTTGCAGCGACTATTGCCCGTATGCCGTTTGCTTCCTGTAGTGCTTTTAATATCTGATCATCGGATGCCTTGGACTGCATTGCTTACTCCATTGTTGTGAGCATCTGTTGCAGCAAGTGTCCAATCCGATCTACAAATTGCTCGTCTCGGCTTAGGTCATCGTGACCAGCGATGTCGAGCATCGCGTGAATCGCCTCATGCGCCCACACTTGCTGCCGGTTTGTGCCTTTACAAGAACTTACGATGTGTATCTCGTATTTGTCTGGAAGCCACATTCCAACACAATTTTTGCCGTGACGCCACTTGGAGGGCGAAATTACTTTGACATTGATGGTGTGACCGGCTAGTTGGAAGCGCTCTGGGATGCCGTCTTGTCGCATAGCGCCCGCTCCATTAAATGAGGCTAACTCAAAAACAATACCCGCTCGTCGTTACGACGTTTGACGAGGCCGGGTAACACCTTACCACCGGCTTTTGTCCACTTTTTGAATTCTTCGGCTGCCTCTTCAAAGTCGCCTCGATTGACCTTCATCCGTAAGCCAGAGCGCTGAAGGTTGCCTAGCCCCACGTTAAAGGCAAAAGATACAAGAGCATCAAAGACTCCCTGACGGCCAACAACAGCAGGGCAAAGTCGAACCACACCACGCTCAAACCGGCCAAGGTCTTGAGCAAGTATCCGGTCCACCTCGTCCATCGAGAGAGTTCGATCCCATCCTGCGGGTATCGGTAGGCTCTTGCGTTCCTCATACTTCACCGCAGCGTGAGCCGGGTCTATAACGTGGCCGACCCCGACCGTCCATAGCAGGGCCGGACACCGATAAGGGCGCGTCCTTACGCCCTCATGATGCTTGATCATCTGTATTGCAGCAGGACTGACCTTCACTTCTTGCCGAAAGCCTGCGTGCCAAACCAGAAGGCAATGATTGACGACAGTATCAGCATCTCGTCATCTGAGAACACTTCAGCCATTGCAGCAGCAAACGGCACGCCTGTGTTGTAGGCGTACCAAACACCTGCAATGTTGATAGCGACCAGTTCCAGCACAAAAATGTACGTTACAACCGGGCGCACCGAAGCACGCAAGTTGATCATCCATTGGGATGCGCCTTTGCCAATCTCAACGTCGTGGCTATACAGCGCCTGACGTTCCTCGGCAGCAGTCTGCGTTTGGATTTGCTCCAGTTTGATTTCCTCAACCCGTGCCTGCGCGATAAACCCGCGTTCTGCGAGGGCTAGTTCGCGCTCCTTCTGCGCGGCGACAAGGGCTAACTCATGCTTCTTGTCTTGGCGGTCTTGGAAGATTTGCAGAATCTTGGGCAAACCGCCTGCAAGGAACGACAGGAATGTGCTAACCATTGTCATCATTTGGAAGCCCTCACTACGTCGTCGCCCTTGGTAACGGTGACATGATCGCCCTCAACGTCCACCCGCATCGGCTGTTCTTTGCGATCCAGCCGGTCTAGTTTGGCGATCAGTTCCTTAATTACCTCAAACTCGGGCTTATCTTCCTTCTCCACCGTGCCTGCAATGCTGGCAAGCATAGAGATAAGAGCGGTCAGCGAGGCACCAAGCAGCCCCATCACGGCAGCGATCTTGTCCGAATCTAGCGCAAGGCTAGACAGCACGCCGATCACCACAATGGCCGTGATGTATTTCAGCCCGTCCTTACCAATGGCTTTACCGGCTACGTCCTTGGCAGACGACTGCGCTTCAAGCCGTTGCAACTCGGCCTGTATTTGCACTTTTAGCAACTGGATGTCGGTAACGTCGTTCATTTTTAACCTTTAACTAAAGAACAGTATTGTTAATAGTGCTGCAAACAGTACGCTTACGCAGGCAATTACTTTTAAATTAGCGCGAGTCCGCACCCATGCCGCCCACATCACTTGTCGGCCTTTTCGTCCAACTTGTCCCAAATGCGGGTCAGGATTTGCTCAATACGCTCTAAGGCGGACTTGTAGTCATCGCGGCGCACGAACTGGTGCATCATCTCTTTGTGGTCACGCTGAAGGTTCTCTAGGCTCGTCGTAATCGAGCGCAAGGTCCAACCGCCAAACGCTGCTGCAACTGCCACCGCAATGTTAAAAGCCGCCTGATAATCCACGTCACTTCTCCGAAAGCGCCTGCGTGGTGACAGCCCGCAGTACGAGGTTTGCCAACGCGCCGACCATTAGGATCGCCGCAGCCACTTCCTGCCCCCACAGCACGGTCATGTGACCGCCTACAAGTTCAAGGCCGCCAAGGACGGCCAGCAGGACATTCCACCAAACAGTCTTAGACTTGAGTGCGCCTTGCAGCATGTGGCTTCCAATTACTCGGGTAACATTCCAGCCGCATATAGTGTCGGGCCGACTTGCGGCACAACCTGCGGCATGATGGATTGCGGCATGATCGGCGAGCCGGTCAAGGCTTGCTGGCGCAGACGAGCAGCCTGCATCAACGCCAATCGGTTTGCAGCGCCGCGAGAACCGTAGCCTGTGACTGCCGTAGCAGCGGTAAAGGCGGGGCTTACAAAGAAACCACCACCATAGCCAGCAGCGCCAATACGACCTGGCAGCGTGCGAAGTTCGTTGATTCGAGGCGGCGCCAAAGTGCCAATGCCTGCAAGAGCATTTACGGTGTAGTTACCTTCAGCGAGGTCTTTAATGACCTTACGCTCCTCTTCCGAAAACGCTTTCAAAGCGCGTTCGTCGTCGTTTAACTGCTGGAACTTACGACGCAGGAACACAGCAGGCTCTTGTGAAGAGCGGTTAGACGCTTTGATGATGTCGTCAATCTTTTTGCCGCGACTCATCTTGGTCCACAACGACCGCGCTTCCTCTAAATCCTCTCTCGCTACCTTGGGGAACTGCTCTGCGAACTGGTCAATCTGCTTGATAGCAACCGATCCAAGTTGTTGCTCTTTACCGCTGCTTTGTGCGGCACGGGCGGCAATACGTCGAGCGGTGTCTAATTGCTCAAGGCTAACGTCCAAGCCAAGTGCAGCATCGGACTCAAGCGTATTAATCAGTTTATTGATCTTGACGTGAGCAACAGGGTTGTATCGTTCAGCGGCCAAACTGTTTTTAAGTCCGCTAATAAAGTTGTTGAATTGGTCTAACTGGACTACACCGCCCGCCTTTTCTGACGAAGCGTACTTACGTTTTGCAGCAGCCTCTACGTCTTTAACAGACGGCCCTTTGGGTTGCATGAAACGGCCAACAACCTTGCCCGCACCGGGCACAGCAGCGCCAATCAAGGCACCTTCTGCTATTTGCTCAGGTGAAACCACGCCAGCACCGGCACCGCCAGCAATAGCGCCGCCAGCAGTGCGAGTAGCAATGTCGGCAACGCGAGATGTACCGGGCGCAAAACCAGTGCGGAATCCACCACTTTCAATCGCAGTGCCGAGGGCGCGTAACGCAGGTGATGCGGCGCCAGCGGTACGTACTGCGCCACCCAGAACAGGCCCAGCAGCAAACCCGCCAAGGACTTGAGCGCCAGTTCTAACAGCCTGCATACGCTCTTCAGGCGTCATGCCGGTTTCGGCTACTTGTGCGCGAAAGCCTGTCGCTCGATCACCGATGTCCCCCAATGATGGGGCGCGTCTGCTCGGCATTACATCGGGCGCTTTAGCAGGAATGGCCGCAGCCGGAGCAGCGACTTCTTCACCAGCAGTCCACCACTCCTCGGCAGGTTGCTCTTCAACAACCTCGCCAGATTCCCACCACTTAGCCATTACGGCTTTCTCCGCGTCTTTCCGTCAGGGCCAACGTACAACGAACCAGACGGCAGTTTGTCTAGTTCAGCCTTTGAATTAACCTTAACCGGGGCTGCTGCCGGAGCAGCGGGGGCAATAGAAGGCTCGCTTGCGCCTTTTACGGGTTTTGCGTATTGAGTTTGGCCCCATGCGGTCTGATATTCTTCACCCGCCTGATTTGCCAAATTATCCAAAAAAACGCGAATTTCCAGCAGTTTGTCTTTTGCGCCTTGTTCAGACATTGTTGGGCGAAGTTCCGCAATCATGCCTTCAAGAATCGGCCACTCGCGTTCAGTAATCTGACCAATAGCGCCCGGACCAGCGCCAGCAATAATCTTTTTACCGGCTGCTTTTAAATTGTTTCTCAACGATTCCAAGTCGGAACGAAGGTCGGCGGTCTTGCCTGACAATTCACGCGAAGCATACGCAGTGTATCCGCCAAACAAGTTATTAAATGCGTCAGCGTTTTCTGGTGCCAACAAGCGATCAATTTTGGCAAGTTGCAATGAACGTTGGTTGTTAATTGCATTAAGAGCGGTGTAGTCCTTGTTGTGTTTGCCGGACTGCTTGATATAAATATCAGAGCCTTCCACAGCCTCAACACGGCCAGCCTCGGGATTCCAACGCTCGCCTTTCTGTAGTTCAGGTGGTTTAACCATGCCTGACATACCAGCATTAGCGGTACGCTCTTCAAAAGTTTGCTTGCGTTCGGCAAGCGCAACTTGGCGACGTTGGACGGCGGTAGTATCTCTTTTCAACTCCGCATCAAGTCGCTCTGACGCGGTAAGCACGGCGTTTCTGGCTTGCTCAACAAATGCAGGATCGTACTGTTCAGGAATTTGAGCAACATCAATTCCCATGTTTGCAGCCATGCCGCGAACACGGGCGTAACTCGGCGCGTCCACAGCAGACGTTACCAAGTTATACATGTCTTTTAAGCGCTGACTTTGGGCTTCGTAATCAGCCTTGGCTGCTTGTGAACGCTGAGTACCCATCGTTGCTAGGTTCTTAGCCATCTCGGCCCCTTGCGGCCCAAAGCGAAGCAACTGGTTTTGCACTTCCGGCGACGAAAGGTCTGCCGATGATAAGTAATTACGCAGTTCGGCCTCTTGACGAGCAGCCTCCATTTGCGCTGCTTGCTGCTGTTGGGCTAGGCGATTGGCACGGCCAAGTTCCATGCCCTGCACGTATGAGCCAAGGATGTTTACTGGCTCAAGTTGAGTTGCTCCGATGACTGGCATGGTTACTCTCCGAGTCCGTATCTGCCGGTGTAGGGAATTGCAGAGCCGCCGTATGCCCCAGTTCCAGCGCCACTTCCGCCGATACCGGAACTGGGCGATCCAAAGTAACCGCCACGATACATGCCATACAAACCAGCGCCTTGGCTAAGGGCTTGGTTCAAAGCATTAGCCTGACCAAGATAGCCAGAAGCGCGAGCCTGACCACCACCTAACTGAATGTTGGCGATGTTGCTACCAGCGCTTCCCATTGCACTTACGTTTTGTCCAGCAATCGCGGGGCCGTAACCGCCGATTCCGAGCAATGCGTTAGTAACGGTTGCGCGTTGATTCATCAAGCGGTTGTAAGCATTTTGGAATTCCTGCGAACCCATTTCCTGCCCGTACCGCACACCGGCCTTAATTGCGCCACCGCCAAACAACTGCCCGCGAGCAGACTGCATACGAGCAAGCGCCTTTTCTCCTTCAGACATTCTGAAAGAAAAACCGGGGTCTACCGTCAGGTCTTCCATGGTCGGAGTCTTGGTGTACATGCCTTCAGGCCCGTACAACTCCGATAGGCGATTAAGTTGTTGAAGCGACAGTTCTCGAAACGGGCGAGTTTCCTCTAACTGCCGTTCAAGCATCCTCTCTTGGGATGCCTCCGCTGATCGAGCGGCATCTGTTTGCGCTCTTGCCGCCTTACTTGCTGAGCGACTGCCGACAGCAGCCGATCCAATGCTGGATGCGGCAATAGCAACTACTGGATTAGCCATGAGGAAATTCCCCGCGATACGTCGCAAAACTTTCGCCGTATAGTGCCATCACCGCACCTGCTTTTTCCATAGCAGACTCTCGGCCCTGACACAACAGCACCACTAAAAGAACCAAGTCATAGTAAGCGGCACGCCAAACGAACGACCGTTCGTCAGCCAAACCATTGCGTTCGGCGTCATCCGAAGCCTTCCACTTCAGAATGGCCGTACCCACCGCAGGCAATAACTGCCCTGCGTGAGCCATAAAGAAACTATTTGCAGGCATACCCACAAGGGTGCGCCACACGGTATCGTCCAGCGACTTACGGTCTACCGGGTCGCCATCGGCTACGTCGTCAAACACCTGCGTAACGTGCCACAAGTCAATCAGCCAAGCCACCGCATCTGGCGGCAACTCCAGCGCAGCAAAGTTCTCGCGCAACCAGTATTCGGCTTCGGTCACGACACTTCCCGACCAGAGGATCGGATGTTGATGGCCGAGGCAGTGCCGGCAATCGTGGAGATAAACCCGCCCGGTTGCAGCACATGGCCGACCAACTCAGGGAACGTATACGTCTCCGAGGGCAGCAGCGTCTTGGCCTTAATGATCAAGTTCTGGTTGCCCGACGAGTCAAACTGCGTCACAAGGTTGATCGAGATCGTGGCCGCCGACGCGCTGTAGTTCGTCGCCGTGAACTTGTCGATGATGGCCGATACGTTCGTAGCCGTGTATTGGGTTACTTGCGTGTTCTCGGCAATCTTGGCCGGGATCAGGACTTTTACGTTAACTGCCATGTGTCACCTAAAAGGTAAATACCATTCGGACGCGACCGTTAGTGCCGACCAAGCCCGGATCGCCGCCCTCTACCGGGTCGCCACCGTTGCCGCCAGCGCCAGCAGTGAGGCTATTATCGCCTACGATGCCCGTAGCGCCGGTTTGGGTAAAGGCAGCCCCTCCGTTGCCATTCACTGACGGCGGCACCGTACCGCCCGTCTGCGTGCCTCCGGCGCCCTGCTGGCTGCCAAATATGCCAATACCGCCGTAGCCGCCAAAACCGCCCGTAGAGATCATTTCGTCTAGGGCGTAGGTTCCGGCGTAGACAACAGACTGGGTGCCAGCGCCGCCCACAGCGTCCCCAACCGTGCCGCCTCTACCAGCAGCACCGACAGTGTACAGAATAGTTTTAAGGGCATCTGGCGCGGTTAACACAATGACTCGTTTAGCGTAGGCACCGCCGCCACCACCGCCACCGGGGTTCTCTTGCGGCTCGTACAAGAACTCGCCAAATATCTGGGTGACAGTGCCGTAGCCACCGCCACCGCCTGCGCCCCACACCTCAATGGTGACGCCCGTGGCTCCCGTGGGAATCGTGACGCTACCCGACCCAGACGAGAAGTCGAATACACCGGCACCGGCTCCCCCCGTCGTGCCTGCAATCGCCGCTGCTAAGGTAGCGCCGCCCATTAGGACAATCCCGCTCCGCTGATCAGCCAAGACGTGCTGCCAATCTTGACGCAGGTAGCCAAGCCGTTACGAGCCAAAGTGCGAGTGCCGGTCGTGGTGCTGTTCGCCAGAGTCAGCGTGTCAGTCGTAATGGAAATCGACAACGCGCTGGTATTGACGTTGACGATAATAATCACGGTGCCCACCGGGAACGCGACGGCAGAGTTAGCCGGAATAGTCAGCGTCAGGCCGGTGCCGTTCATCAGAATCGACTTACCGCGATCTGCCAGCACTAACTGATAGTTAGCCGTCTTAGATACCTGCGGGGCTTCTCGATAGCCGACCGCATAGTTGGCGCTAACCGAATCGTTGTCCGGGATCAGCGGCGTGCCGGTGAACGTGGGCGAGGCAATCGGCGCATAAGTCGCTGCCGCAGCCGTTGTCGTCAGGCCGTCGGTGATGCCGTAGCCAGCCAGTGTCGTCGGCGTGCCCGTAATCGTGGACCACGCGACGCTCTCCGTAGAGATGTCGTTGATGCCAACAATGTCGTCGTACTCGCCGATTTGAACGTCATTAGAGTCCGTCAAAACAAAACGATATTTAACGCCCTCGCTTAACCACATGTCTTCTGGCAGCCGTCCGCCAGAGTCAAGAATGATGGGGTTAGCGTTGGTAGAGACTCCAACAATAGACGTATAAGTAGTCTGCGGGGTCGTCGTGCCAGCGGCGTAGGTATAGATCTTTCCGCCCGACAGGACTGCGCCATCGTCGGTGAAGAACTGCGCCCCGGCTCCTGCAAAGGCTGAAAGATAAACGGTCATAGAGATACCTGCGTCATAGTAAGGATGACTGACGGAATACCGGGATGAACTGCGGTAGCGGCTTCCGACAAGATTTGGACGGATGTGTCGTCGGTTGCCCACATCAACTGGAGATAGTCTCCGTTTGACATAGGCACAAATATGTTCGCTGCCACAAAAACTTCAGCGTTGTTGCCTTGGATGCGAACTTGCGATCCAGTGTAGGGCACATCAACGCCATTAACCCTGACCCACACCCAGAACAATCCAGTACCGCCAGAGGTCTTGTCCAACTGCAATGAGAACTGCATGTTGTAGACAGTGGGCCGAGTGACTTTGATGTGCGAAGACGCAGCGGGGTCTATGTACACGCCATAACGATTTGACGTGTTGTTGAACGTCATTGCATACGGCGTATTAGCCACTGCTGCCGTCTGAGTCGTTGTTGAATAGAACGCACCATAGTTGACAGGGTTCGGTTCGTATCGAGCCGTGCCTTTTTGTAGGTCGTCCAGTTGCCCCTTGACCACCGCTAATTCGTCTTCGGTGTTAGACGACAAGGAAGGCGTCAACTCAAGATCAGAGATGGTGGTCTGCGTAGTGCCACCACCCGTCAACTGGTACTGGTTGTTGAGAAACCGGAACCACTCACGCGAAATCAGCCCAGTGCGCTCGTCGATAAACGGCACACGCGGGGCAGGGATTTGCGTGATGTTTACGGTCACGACGCAGTACCGCTCAGTTGCAGTTCGGCGCCCATGATGGCGACTTTCACCGGATCGGTACCGCTAATCTCGTATACGCGGTCACGCAACTTCAAGGTCATGCCAAGGCGACGGAAGATAGCGCGAGTGCCGTATTGTCCAATACGACCCATAGACACTTGACGCTCGCCGTTCCAAGTGTGGCCGCCGTCATCAGACCATCGCAACATTAACTGCGGGTTGGCGCCTGTCGTAGCGTTCAAATCCAAAATGATGTCTTCGCCGTTTTCGGTTTGCAGGATTTGCAACAACTCGGTGCCTAAATACACCTCGTCGTACAAGTCATAACCGTTTAAGCCAACGCCCGTTTCGCAATCAATTTGAAGCGAGTGGTGGGCAGTGCGCTTTAGGTCATTACCGCCTGTCGGCAACGCTCGCCAAGACCGCAGCCACTTTTGCGCAGCGCCAGCGTCGGCGTACACGTCCAGATCGAACGCATACAAGCGACCGTTTTGGTAATCACCGATGACTGGATCACCGTTGAAACGAGCATGGGAGTTGCCACGGTGACGCTTAAAGTCGCCGTTGCGGAAACCAGCGCGTTCGTGCCACGCCCCCGTAGCCGCGTCAAACACCCACGTCGTGTCAGCGTTGGTAAAGTTCAGCACGTAGAACGTGTGACCGTCCTGCTGATACGTGTAGCCAACCGCGTCGGCAAGGTTCCCGTAACTCTGGATAGCAAACTCAACCGCGTGGGTTGAGATGCGAACGCCGGTATAACCGTTGGCACGGTATACAACGCCCTGACCCCGCGGGTCTGCGCCGAGCCAGAAGACGGAGTTGTCCATCTTGGCGACCGAGTACGGCGCAATACAGCCGATCTCGTTGTAGGCGCCTTGGATACGGGTGAGCGGAAAATCGGCATCGCCGGAGTTGTACCAGACCTCCACGGAGTTCGTGCCAAACAGCCACGCCTCTCGATGGTCAATGATCAGGGATACTAGCCCGTCTGGTGAACCCTCAGCGCTTGCAAAATCCAAGGGGTCAATCGACAAGCCATCCAATAGGCTTGTGACCCAGACACGTTGCGAGTTCGGTTCATTGAATACGAAGTAACCGTCAAGGTAACCAACCGTTACTGCACCCGGAAAGTCAGGGTCAGTAATTTGTTGGTATTCATTTGTTGCTGTGTTGTATATGTATCCGTCAGGATTTGCAGCAATAAAAATCTGCGTGCCGTTATCAGTCATGGACACAGGCCCAGTGCCCGACACCAAGCCGATGTAAGCAGAGCCGCTTTCTAGAGAAATGGAATTGCCATTCTCTAACAGAATAAAGCCGCCACCTTCTAGCAGCAGTTCATCGCCACCTACAAAATTGTAATTGGAGTCGAGTTTGTAAAACTCGTTACCTGAAACGACGTACAGGTAATTACCAAGCGACCACAAACCACGGATAGGACCAGTTCCAATCGTGGTCTGTAGAGCCAAGCCGGGGCAGCGTTGCAGGTAGGCAGGCTCCTTGCCACCCTCGGGAATTACCTCTGGATAAAGATTGACCATCCGGTTGTCGGCTGCATTGACCGACCGGATTACATACGACGACCCGAGGATCGGCGTCTTCATTAGAAGTTGCCCGTAAAGATGTTAAAGCGCGGTCGGTTGACGAGCAGCGCCGCAGGCATTGCCATCAGGTCATCCGGGTTATTAATGCGCTTCAGATCGCGCTTGCTAGTCATAGCAATGCGCTGCACCTGCGGAGAGGGTTCGACACCAAACTCCGCCGCAAGTTCACAAGCCAAGTTAAATCGGAAAGCCCGCAGGTATCCCGGCGGGAACGCCAAGTTAGTGTCTAGCGCGGCAGGTGTTGCCAGCGGTCGCACCGACACAAAGTGGAACTCCAGCACCTTGGTCGGCACCGGATAGATATAGATCTCCACGTCCGGGTAGGTCATATTGACCCACATCAACTGCGGATACGTAGAGGTTACCGTTTTAACTGCAATACTGTTGTACTGCTGGTTATTGATCAGTTTAATGCCATACGACACGTTGGTCGAGGCGTCACGGAAATAGGTGGCGTCGTCCATCAAGATAGGACGCTCGGCTACGAACACGCCCGTTGGCCCCATCGTAATGGTGCGGACGTTAGGCAGCCAGTTATAGACCTGATCTTGGGTCGAGTAGACCGCCAGACGCTCGGTACTCCACGAGTCGAGCATCTGGTTCAAAGCGGTGAGGGCGTCCTGCGACGTGGCCGCAGAAGGGACTTCGCCCTCGGCCAACTGCCCGATCAGCCGCAACGCGCCGTTGATTTGATCGGCAGCAGTTGTAGCCATGATTTACTCCTTACGGCGGCGACGCGTTCTCAACGCATTATGCTGAGAATCCCCCAGCGCCGCCACATCTGACGACGCCGAGGGTTCAGACTCATCAGGATTGGAGGGGTCAAACTCCTCCCATCCTTGTTCCATATCTTCCCTCGCTTCCATCCATGAGATAGCGATCTTTTCCCCATGTCTGGGGTGGCGAAGGTAGATATTGGACATATTACGAAACGCTGAAGTTGAGCATGTAGGCCGGGAACGTGACAGTGTTGGCAAGCGTGCCCGTTGCCGCAGCGCGGATACGGAGACGATCACCGGCTGCCACCACCAAATTGGCTGCCGTGCCGTTCAGCGACAAAACGCGCTGGGCATTAGCAGTCAAAGCAGTGCCACCCGTGGTCTTAGTCGTGTTGGCATCGGTCGCCGCCAGCATCGCTGCGGTGCCCGAACCAGACGTACCAAGGTTGGTGATAGTAAACGTGATGTAGTTAATATCGCTTGCAGCCAACGCATCAACGCCTGAAAACCACGCAGCCGACAAAACGCCCGACACCGGAGCAATGACGAACACGTCACTGTTGCCAGTTGTCGTAATCGTTGCGCCCTGCTGCGCTGCGCTGAATCCGCTACGCACGTTGGAATTAACGAGCGTGGCCGAGTCAAGCGAGCCGTTGATAATCGCCTGATCCGCAAAAGCAACACCAATCGCCTGTGTATTAGGCATATCAATACCCCTTTAGGTGGTGCCCCCGGCGAGTTTCCCCGCCGAGGGCGTTGCCATTACGAAATGCGGTAGACAGTCCACGTGCCAACGCCGGTCTTGCGGCAACGGAAGTGGCCGGACGAAGCCGCCGAAACCGCACCCGCGCCAACCAACGTCCAGCCCGTGCCGACAGCCACGGTGATTGCATCCGATCCCGACGCATCAATGTTGATGACGAAGAAGTCAAACGCCGAGTCAACCTTCTCGCCAATCGACGGGTAAGCAGCCTCAAGGAGAGCCACCGTAGGCAGGACAAGGTTGCCCGCCGTACCGTTGAAAGTGAAAAGACCCGCGACTAGTTCAGCAGGGGACGCCGTAGCGCCTGCCGTCAAAGCAAGCGGGGCAAGTTGTGGGAAAAACAACGGCTCGCCATTGTTGCCGTCGCCAACCTGATAACCGCCTGAACCATTAGGAAATGCCATATTTAGTTACTCCAAAAAGATAGGTTAATCATTAGCCCCAGAGGCGGACAGCCATCTGCGGACGGATCACCGAGTAGCCATACAGCACGTCGATACGGCACGGCATACGGTCGTTGTTGATGTCGTACTGACGAACAACGCGCATGGAGACACCGTTGTGGACCTGACGCGAAGCCATGTCAACGCCCTGCGGGAGCAGGAGGTCAGCCGTGGCAAACGCAATCGCGTCGCGGTGATACACGAGGTTCTGCGGGTACTGGCTTGAAGCGCCACCCAAGAACGTCACAGCGGCGCTGTTCTGCGGGAACGAATCCACCGTCGCAAGCGCATTGCCAGAAGTGTAAATCGCCGGAGCAATCTTCACGTTGGTGAACGCGCTGGCAGCAGCAGTGATGTCCTCAGTGACCACGAACTGCTGGAGCGAGCCAGTCGATTCGCGGGTCTGCGGGTTGACAGCGAACACGTTAGCAATCGTGAACACGTCGCCCTTCTTCAGGGTGTTGCCCGTCGTTCCGTTGAGCGTAATGGTCGCCTGACCCTGCGTAGAAACCGTACCGTTCACCGTGATGGTGCCCGTGCGGCTGCCGGTCGTGAACTGCTTAATCGACTGCGACATGGCAAGTTCGTCGTAACCGAGGATGCCTTCGCCCATCAAGCCGCTCTTAAACTGCTTGCTGATCGTGGACACCGGGTTAAACAAGCCCTTCATGCCTTCCACGAGCGCGGCGTTAGCAGCCGGGTTCACGGTGGCGTAGCGGGGCGACATGCCAGCAGCGGCTTCGTTCAACTTCT